ACGGTTTCCAGTTCACGCCGACGTACGGGCCCAGCCGGCTACCAACCATTTGGAACCCCGCTGACTTTGGTGGGCAGGTTCCTCGGCTGGAAGTGTCGGCAGCGCTCGAAGAGTTGATGGCCCGCTATGACGTCAAGCTGTTGTACGCCGACCCCCCTTACTGGGAATCCGAGGTTGACCACTGGGCAGCGACGTACGGCGACCGGGTGGTCATCAGTTGGTACACGCGCCGAATCGTTCAGATGCACGCTGCTGCGGAGCGACTCAAGACCGACGTTGCCAAGGCTGATACGCCGTTCTCGCATGACGGTTGCCCGATCACCTCGGGGCACATTCGCAACGCGCGTGCAGCCGCTCGACCGCAGGGCCGCTACGTCCTGGCCAAGGCAGCGCAAGACCAAAAGATTGACGTTGCCGTGACTTCCATCCTGGCCCACGAAGCTGCGATGGATGCCGTAGCCGCTGGCATGAATGCGCCTAAGCGCAAGTCCTATTACTACTCCGCGTAGGGAGGAACCCACGTTGGCAACACTCGATGAAGTCTCTTCCCTCGCGGACAAGCTAGAAGAGGAACTGAAGCGGCGCCGGAACAAGGGCGACTTGTACACGAACTATTACAAGGGGCAGCAGCCGCTACGGTTCGCCTCGGATGAGTTCCGCAAGTACCACGCCGACCGGTACAAGGGGTTTGCTGACAACTGGGTTCAGGTGGTCGCTGACTCGCCGGTTGAGCGTCTCACCGTGAATGGCTTTCAGCCTGCGGGCAGCGAGCGCGCTGATGATGAGTCATGGCGAGTGTGGCTGACCAATGCCATGGACGTGGACTCACAGCTTGGGTTCCTAAACGCCGTCAACACTGGTGCCTCTTACGCCGTGGTGTGGGGTAACCCCGATGACCCTGATACGCCTACGGCCGAGTTCGTCGATTCTTCGCAATGCATCGTGGCTTACCGGCCCGGGTCTCGTCGGCATCGTCGCGCGGCTCTTCGGCGCTGGGAGGATGGTGACGCGGATTACGCGATCCTGTTCCTGCCTGATGAAGTCTGGAAGCTGAAGCGTGAGCGTCTCGGTGAGGGTAAGCGTTCCACGCAGATGGAAGACGTCGACTCGGATCTAGACAAGTGGCTTCCGATTGAGGACGGGAACGAACCCAACCCCCAGCCGAACCCAATGGGTGTGGTCCCGGTTGTCGAGTTCCTGAATCGTCCGATGCTTGACTTCAGCGATCCTGTCTCTGATGTGTCCGGCGTGGTGGCCATGCAGGATGCTGTGAATCTGCTGTGGGCGCAGCTCTTCACCGCGAGCGATTACGCGTCTTTCCCTACGCGGATTGTGCTTGGCGCTGAGCGTCCCGTGATTCCGGTTCTTGATGAGTCGGGCAATGTCGTCGGTGAGCGTCCCGTGGACATGGAAAAGTTCGCGGTTGACCGTGTGCAGTTCTTCAGCGGCGATGACGTCTCTACGTCCGAATGGTCTGCTGCCAATCTCGCCGCGTATACGGACATCATCGAAGTGGCCGTCGGCCATATCGCTGCGCAGACCCGTACGCCTCAGCACTACCTCATTGGCAAGATGGCAAACCTTTCGGCCGATGCGCTGCTTGCTGCCGAGACTGGCCTAGTCAAGCGGGTCAGCGAAAAGCAACTGTGGTTTGGTCATGCGCTCCGCGAGTTGTTCCAACTGATCGCGCTGGCGCAGGGCGACGAGAACAAGGCGCAGGCATGCGTGGGCGGATCCGTCCTGTGGGCAGACGCTGAGTCCCGTTCGCAGGCGCAGCTAACTGACTCGCTGACCAAGCTGAAGGCGCTGGGCTTCCCGTTCGAGTGGCTGGCCCTCAAGTACGGGCTTACGCCGACCGAGGTGGTGAACCTTCTGAAGATGCGCGAGGCAGAGTCGGCGCTTGACCCGCTAGCTGCCGCAACCGCGCTGATGTCCAACGGCCCAACTGCGGCGAATGGGGTGACCGATGCTGGACTTGGCAGTACGGCACCAGGAGCAGAGGGCAGCGCTGGGGGACCGGACGTCGCTCCTGACTCGGGCCCTGTGGCACAGGGTTGACCCCAACAACATCGCAACGTCGTACCTGCGCCTACTGCCTACGCTCGTCACGCTCGTAACTGAGCAGCAGAGCAAGGCAGTAGCGCAGTCTGCGCCGTACCTCGCTGCGATCCTCAAAGGGGTTGCAACTGAGGGAAGCCTGAATCCCGCATCGCTTGTGGGCAGGGCCATGGATGGCCGGCCGCTCGCTGGCCTGTTCATGTACCCGGTTTGGTCCACGCTGGGAGCGCTCAAAGATGGGGCGAGCCTGGCTGACGCGCTCACTCGTGGGTCTGCGCTTATGGACCTGCTGTCACACACGCTGATAGCGGATACGGGCCGGACGGCCGACCAGGTAGCTACCTCTGCGCGCCCTGCGGTGGTCACCTATGTGCGGATGGTTGAGGCTGGCGCGTGCGCTCGCTGCATCATCCTGGCCGGTAACGAGTACCACACCAATCACGCGTTCCTACGGCATCCAAAGTGTCATTGCACCAGCGTGCCTGTGCGCCCCGGAGATACCCCCGATATCCAGTCGCCACGCGACCAATACTCACAGATGACTGAGGCGCAACGCCGGAAGACATTCGGGGAGGCTGGCGCCAAGGCACTGGCCGAGGGCGCCGATGTGGGCCAGGTGGTCAACGCACGGCGGGGCATGAGCACGGTCACCGGTTACGGGACCAAGGTTCAGATCACCACTGAGGGAACAACGAAGCGCGGGTTCGCTGGCAGACGCCTCGGTGACTTCAACGGTCAGCGTCTACCGGGGGAGCGTGTTCGGCGTAGTCGCCAAGAGCGCTTGATGCCCGCGCAGATTTACGAGAACGCAGGCGACGACCGGAAGCTAGCGCGCGAGTTGCTGCGCAAACACGGCTACCTGGTTTAGCCACATCGCTGGTACGCGCGCAAGGCGCTGCCATTCACCCGCAAGAGGTTTGCATGTCTGACACTGAGAATGCCACTGACGAGACCACCGAGGCCGCAACGGTTCCGGATGAGTCGACCACCGCTGAGGGAACCCCGAACACTGAGACTGACGGCGCCGATCCGGATGGTGCCGAAGCTCTCGGGGAGCCTGGCAAGCGAGCCCTGAATGAGATGAAGGGGAAGTGGCGCGCTGAGCGTGACAAGCGCCGGGAGTTGGAAGCGCAGCTAGCTGCGAAGCCTGAGGCTGAGGCCGAGACTCCCGACGTCGAGTCCATCAAGCGTGAAGCTCTCGCCAGCGCCAACGCGCGCATCATCAAGGCTGAGGTCAAGCTAGCGGCGGCTGAGAAGTTTGCCGATCCCGCGCTTGCTCTGCGCCTGATCGATACCTCGGCCATCGACGTAGACAGTGACGGGAACGTTGACGCTTCCGACGTTGAAGACGCGATAGACCGACTACTAGAGCAATACCCATCCCTTGGTTCAGCCGCAAAGGCGCCAGGTTTCAAGGGGACGGTCAATGCGGGCAACACGCGCAAGGCGTCGGAGCCAGAACAGCTATCCCAAGCTGATCTCAAGAAGATGTCCGCTGAGCAGATCATCAAGGCCAAGAAGAACGGCCAGCTTAAGAATCTGCTGAACGGCAACTAGCTGTAGACGCTGGCGCGCTTGCGCTGGCCTACTCCCACACGAAATGGAGCGCCCACCGTGGCCGTTACCTCTTTCATTCCAGAGATCTGGAATGCCCAGCTACTTACCGACTTCCGCCAGGCGGCTGTTGCTGCTGCACTGACCAACCGTGATTACGAGGGTAACGCTTCGGCGGGCAACTCGGTCCGCGTCAACACTGCCACCGCGATCGGCGTCACGGACTACAAGGCTGCGGGCCGGACCACCTCGGCGTCCGCCGTCAGCACCACGTCTCAGTCGCTTCTGATCGACCAGGAGAAGTCGTTTGACTTCTACGTGGACGACATCGACCGGGCGCAGGCTGCGGGCTCCATGGACGCCTACACCCGTTCCGCTGGTGAGGGTCTGGCCGAGGATGCCGACAAGTTCATCCTGTCGACCACGCTCACCGGTGCGGGCACTGTCCTGCCTGCTGCTGCGCCGACCACGGGTGACGCTGCGTACAACCTGATCCGCGACGCTCGTAAGTCGCTGAACAAGGCCAAGGTTCCGTCTGGCAATCGTGTTCTGATCGTCAACGCTGAGTTTGAGGCGCTACTCCTCAACTCGGACTCGAAGCTGACCAACGTGGACCGGTCTGGTTCGCCGGCTGGCCTGCGTGAGGCGTCCCTCGGTCGCCTGCTCGGGTTCGACATCTACACCAGCGAGAACCTGCCGACGGTTTCGAAGCCACAGTTCCTCGCGTTCTATCAGCCTTCCGTCGCGTACGTGTCGCAGGTCGAGAAGACCGAGGGTATGCGCGCCACGGACAAGTTTGCTGACCGTCTGCGTGGTCTTCACGTCTACGGCGCCAAGGTGATCCGCCCGACCGGCATCGTCGGTTGGACCAACACCTGATCTGACCCTGTGGGGGTCACCTACCAATTTTGGTACGTGGCCCCCTGGTCCTACACAACTGGAGATTGAATGCCCCTGATCGTTGGCCCTAATGGTGCCATCGCTGAGGTTGAGGACGAACTAACGGCGGCCAGCCTGGTGGGCGATGGTGAGCGTGGTTACAGCTACCACGAGCCCGAGGCCCCCGCGCCCCGTCGCGCCCCACGCCGTAAGGCTTCCGAGACTCCCGAATGAGGTGACGCCCCATGGCGCTTGATCCGCTGGCGACGATCGCCGACCTTGAGGCCCGGGGCGTATCCGTAGACGAGACCGAGACTGCCGTGGTCGGTACGTACCTCGCTGTGGCTTCGGGCCTTGTGCGCGAGGCTGCGGGTACGCCGATCAGCGAAACGGTTAGCACGGTGACGCTTGAGGGTCGCGGGTCTCGCCTGGTGCTACCGGGGCAGCCCGTCACGGCCGTGTCAGCCGTTTCTGTGGACGGGGTGGCAGTCACGGACTACAGGCTCATGAATGGCGCTCTCACGCGCCCCTGTGGCTTCCACGGTGTTGAGGTCTCTGTGACCTATACCCACGGGTTCGCCACCGTGCCTGCTGACATTGTCGACCTGGTCTGTCGGCTGGCCGCTCAGACTCTGCTCAGCTTCCGCGAGGGTGACCCCGTTGGGCGCACGGCTACCAGCGTCCGCATCGGTGACTACTCGGTGACCTACTCGGACGCTGAGACTGGCACGCTGACGCTGTCTGACTTCCAGCGCAAGAGGCTGGCTTCCCGCTTCGGCTCGGCCGTCACCACGGTGCGTGCGCTGTGATCGGTCGCATGCTCAATTCGCGCGTTGATGTGTGGCGCCTCTCGTCCGCACCTGATGGTGCTGGGGGAGAGGTTACGGCGTTCGCCAAGGTGGCCACCTATCCAGCGATGGTCAGTCAGCCGTCCGCCTCTGAGCGCATGTTCGCCGACCAGGGCCAGTCAAAGCACTCGCACACCGTGCACAT